GTGGGTGATCGTGTTCGTGCCACCCGTACAGGCCGGGAAGCTGATCGCCGCGGCCGGCGAGACCGAGCTACCCGTGACGGTCCAGCCGCCCGTGGTGCGGGCCACGGCGACGCGGGCGTAGCTCGTGTACGTCGCCTCGTTGGAGCTCTGCGTGCCGGCGTCCGTGGGGTCGGCCGTGTGCAGCGCCACGAACAGGTTCGTCAGCGGGGCCGCGGCCGCGTTGTCGAGCAGGTTGGCGATGGCGGTCGCGTTGAAGATCGACTTCAGGAAATCGTTCTCGAAGGTAGCGCCTTTTCCGGCCATGATGTTCTCCAGGGAAAGTTAGAGGCCGCCGTAGGCGACGATGCGGGTCTTGTGGCGCGCGCGGCGCTGCTCGGCCTGGACTTCGAAGCAATAGGTTTCGAAGTCGGTCTTGAAGGCAGTGGCCTTGGTCTTGTCGAAGGCCTCGGCGTCCTGCTTGCTGTAAGCCAGGTGCTTGATCCACAGCAGCAGGTGGCGGTGGTGCTCTTCGCCGATCTCGAACGGCTCGTCGTCGTCCGAGACGGTGGTGATGGGCAGGCGGAACACGTTGAGCCGCACCGTGGTGGTTTCGGCGGCCTTCGGGTACAGCCTGGCGAAGTTGACCGAGCCGCCGGTGATCAGCGCGCGGAGCGTGCCGGGGCGGCCGTCGAAGTACCAGCCGCGCTTCGGCATCTCTTCGGGGCTGACGATGTCGATCGCGCGGCCGGTGTCGACCCGCAGTGCAGAGCGGATCTGCTTGACGCTCGGGTGCAGCGCCACACGCTCATCGTCCGGCACGATGGCCAGCTCGACGACCGCTGGCGTGAAGTCATCCGCGATACCGTCGGTCTTCCGACAGAACATCTTCTGGGCGTCGTCGGCGTGCCGATAGAACTCGTCGTCGCTCCACAAGTGGGGCTCTTCGAGGTCGTTCATCTCGGCGCGGAAAACCTCCAGCAGCTCAGACGGCAGCACGGCGATTCCTTACTTGCCCGCCTTGAGCTCGGCCCAGAGCTTGTCGCGCTCTTGCGCGGAGACCGTGAAGCCCACGCGCTCGCTGAGCACCTTGTTGTGCGGCGTGCCGGCGGCGGTGAACTCCTCGCGCACGTTCGCGGCGGCCATGTCTTCCATGGCGGTGCGGATCAGCAGCACGCGGTCTTCGCCCTCGGGGATCTCGACCTTCTTCACTTCGGGCTCGTCTTCCTCTTCGGCCGGCAGCGCGCCGATGGCGATGGCCTCGGCCTTCACGCGCGGCGGGACGTGCGTGGCCACGCCCTTCTTGAACTCGATCGTGTGGCCGTTGACGGACGCGAGGGTGTAGTCCCGGTTCAGGGTGTATTTCATCTTTGGCTCCTTGGAGAGCGGGGCCTCTCACGAGGCCCCGCGGTGGGCGAGCAGGCCGATCAGTTGGTCTGCACTTCGTTGCTGCGGCCGGCGATCACGTACATCAGGCGGACCGTGTACGAGCCGGTGGTGGCGTCGCCGTTGGCGTTGGCGATCGTGAGGCGCAGGTCCTCGCCCAGGCCGTTGTAGCCCGTCGGTACGAGGGCGGTACGGCCCAACGCCTTGACCGACGTGGCGGCCAGGTAGCGGGTGCCGCTGGCCGAGTCGCCGACGGCGACGGTCGCGGCGCCGGTGTCGTTCGACACCGTGTTCACGACCAGTTCGCCACCGATCACGACGGCGCCGGGCGGCAGGCCGATCGGCTCGAAGGTCGCCGAGCCGGCGGCCTTCAGGTTCGTCAGCGCGCCAGCCGTGTTGAGCATGGCGTCGTTGACGGTCCAGTTGAACTCCTGCACCAGCGGGTACTGGGCCGAGCGGTTCTTCTTCAGGGTTGCCATGACTGGCTCCTTTCAGGGTGGTTCACGCGCGAGCAGGGCGCGGCATCGCCGCGCCCTGGCCCATTACTGGGCGACGTAGGTGTTGATGACGCCGAAGTCCTCGACCGCGCCGGCCTCGTAGATCGAACCGAACTTGGGCTTCAGGAAGCCCAGGATCTTTCCGATGGAGATGCCCTGCTGGTTGTCGTAGTCGAAGCCCTTCTCGTTCCATTCGGCGTTGCCGATGTCGGCCATGCCGAGGGCTTGCGCGCCGCAGAAGATGATCTGGGAGCCTTCGACCGTGCCGCCCGCGCCGTACTTCGAGCCCGAGGCCGCGCCCACCGTGTTCGGCACATGGCGGAACTCGTGCAGGTAGATGCCGTCGATCTTGACCGTCGCGCCGGTGAACAGCGCGTCGTTCTTGTCGGCTTGGGTCGAGTGCCGCAGGTTCTGCAGGTACGTCGGGTCCAGCTTCAGCTTGGCCATCGCGTTCGGGGTGAGGAAGGCGTGGTAGGTTTCCTCGCCGCCGGCCGCGTTCACGCCACGGATGTAGCGGTTCTTGGCGTAGGCCTTCAGGTTGACGAACAGCTCCCAGGTCGGGGTGTCGGCCGCGGTGACGGCGCTGGAGGCACCGCCAGCAACCAGGGCCAGGTTGGTCTTGTCCCAGCGCAGGCGACGGCCGGCAGACGGGGCGCTGACGTCGGCGGCGAACTCCAGGAACGGGAGGTCCGAGCCAACACGCGTGGAGCCGTCGGGCTTGAGGGAATACGACCGGCCACCGAGCGTCAGGAACGCCATCTGGTCGATACGGTCGGCCAGCCAGTAGGCCAGCACGTTGCGGCTGTTGCCGCGGAACTCGACCACCGACTTCTGGTCGGCCATCTTGCCCTCGTGGCGGTTGGCGTGACGCAGCTGGTCGATGCGGATGACCTGGTCGAAGGTCTGCATCGACTCTTCGTTGCCTTCCAGCGTGCGGTCGCCTGCGACGCCGTCACCGGTCAGGTCGGCCAGCAGCGTGATCACTGCGCGGGCGCCCTTTTCGCTCTTCTTGAGCTCGGTGATGTGCTGGATCAGCGCGTTCGGGCCGTTGCCCATGAACCGGTTGACGAAGCTCATGTTGCGAGCCTGCTTCCACAGGTCCATCGACCAGATGGTCTTCTGCTCGGCGGTCAGCAAGCCGAAATTGGTGAGTGCCATGACAGGCCTCCTTCTCGAAATCGAAGTTAGATAGACGACTGGTTCTGCCGAATCTCGCCTCGACTTGCGAAGGTGAAGCTGCTGTCGTTGAGCTTCGATCTACGTTAGATCGAACTCTACACGAAAAAGAGCCGGCACAAGGCCGGCTCATGAAGGCGCGCGGGTGCGCGCCGGAGACAAGGGGTGCGGGTCAGGCGATCTTGGTCAGCGTGAAGCCGCCACTGACGCCGAAGTTCACCCAGGTGAACTTGTCCGGGTCGCCGTTCCACGACACCGAACCGTTCATGTTGACCGTCACGTCGTAGCCGTCCGGCTGCGGGCCGAGCAACGCGAGGAACGCATCGGCCGCGGCCAGCGCCTGGTCGCGATCCTTGGCGTGGACGGGCTGCGGCTTCACGACCTGTTCGTCGAACTTGGCGGCCAGCGCCTCGCGGGCGGCTTGGATGTTGATGGCGACGACGCCGATGGAATAGCTCATGGTGATCTCCTTCAGGGGTGGGTAGGCCAAGCAACGGAGTTGCTGAACATGCGGGTGATAGGTACGTCGGTCTTCGAGCGCGTAATGACGTGGATACGGCCGGTGAGGAGCACGCGCAGGCGCGCGCCGAGCGAGAACTGCACGACTACGTGGGTTTCGACGTAGGCTGGCGCGAAACCGTCCATCTCACGCATCTCGGGCAGCGCCGGGGCCGGGAACAGCCAGGCAAGCAGGCGCTGGCGCCTGGTGGGCGCCGCGCAGAACGCCTGGCTGGGCTGCTCCTCGCCGCGCAATAGGTCGGTGATTTCGCCGACCTTCGCCTGGCGCCGTGCGGCACGATCGCGGAGCCAGCTCATTTCGTGGCCCTGACGAGGCGGCGCGTCAGCACCTCGCTGTACTGCTGCATGGCGAGCAGTTGTGCGCGCTGGTCCTGACGTTCGTCGGCCGGCAGTGCATTGAAGCGCTCGGTGCCGATGAAGACCTGGAGGCGGCTCAGCTTCTCGTTGAGGTCGTGCAGCTCGATCCGCATCCGGTCGGCGAAGGTGGTCTCGACCACTGCGGCGTAGGCCCGCTCGAACACGTCGAGCGGCGACCAGCTGATATAGCCGATGTGCTTCGGGTGGTTCGGCTTGCCGCCGTCGACATACTCGACCAGGTAGCCGAGGGCGTCAGGGTTCTCGTCGCCCGACATATCCCAGCCGCGGTACTCGTTGTACTCGCGGAGCGGCATCGGTCGTGCGAACAGTTCCTTCGTGCCGCGGTAGCGGGTGAAGCCTTCAGGTGCGCCGCTCATGCTGCGCTCCCGTGAAGCTGCTCACGC